CCCAGACCTAAGCCTCGCGTCCGACAGTAAAGCTGCTGGCCGCTGGAATACTTCGAAGGGGGGTGATTACTTCGCTATCGGGATCGGTGGTGCCGTGACGGGTAAGGGGGCTGACGTCCTCATCATTGACGATCCGCACTCCGAGCAGGAAGCTGCTATCGCAGAAATAAACCCCGACATCTACGACAAGACCTACGAGTGGTATACATCTGGTCCGCGTCAGCGTCTCCAGCCGGGTGGGTCCATCGTCATCGTGATGACACGGTGGAGTAAGAGGGACTTAACGGGCCAAATCCTTAAGGATGCGCTAGCTAACGACAGCATGGATGAGTGGGAAGTCATTGAATTTCCAGCAATTTTGCCCAGCGAGAAGCCGCTATGGCCTGAGTTCTGGAAACTTGACGAGCTTGAGAAGGTTAAGCGCGACGTCCCTAACAGCAAGTGGATGGCGCAGTATCAACAGAACCCGATCTCTGAGTCGGCTGCTATCGTCAAGCGTGAGTGGTGGCAGGAGTGGGATAGCGACATACCGCCCAAGTGTGATTTCATTCTTCAATCATGGGATACGGCCTTCGAGAAGACGCAGCGCGCCGACTATTCAGCGTGTACAACGTGGGGAGTATTCTACCAAGCTGACGACGCTGGCAACGAGCAAGCTAACATTATCTTACTGAATGCTTTCCGTGACCGCATGGAGTTTCCCGAACTGAAGCGGTGCGCCATCGAGGAGTATAAAGAGTGGGAGCCAGACAGCGTTATCATAGAAAAGAAGGCTTCAGGTGCACCTTTGATCTACGAGATGAGAGCTATGGGGATACCGGTACAAGAGTTTACACCTACACGGGGGAACGACAAAATCTCCCGTTTGAACGCTGTGAGCGACTTGTTTGCGTCTGGACGGGTATGGGCACCTGCCTCTCGGTGGGCAGAAGAAGTGATTGACGAAGTGGCTGAATTTCCAGCCGGTACTCATGATGACTATGTCGATACTGTATCTATGGCTTTGCACCGTTTCCGTAGGGGCGGATATATTACAACCAACCTAGACGAACCGGACGAAATAAAGTATTTCAAGAGTAACCGTAATCAGGGGTATTATTGATGGTTACTCAGAAACACATGGGGCGAAATCAGATTGTGGACCGTTTATCTGCGCAGGTAGGTAGCGAGAAGCTCGCCCATGAGATTTTGAAAAAACGTGGCCTTATGAACTCTGACGGAACACTTACTGCTAAGGGCCGTGAGCGTGACGCTATGACTGCTGAAGAGCGTGCGATTGATCGAGCGGCTAAACTGAGTGGTAAACCATCGAAGAAGTACACTTATAACCCCCGGACTAACCGGGCTACGCTCAAAGGGAAAAAATAATGGCCGTCGATAAAGCTCTCAATCAGGCTCCGCTTGGCCTGTCTAAGGAAGATATTCTTGACTCTGAACCTGCGTTGGAGATTGAGATTGAAGACCCAGAGGAAGTAACCATTCGCTCAGGCGACATGGAGATCGAAATTGATCCTGACGCTGAGGAAGAAGACGAGTTTGCTGAAAACCTTGCCGAGGATATGGATGAAGGCGCGCTTACAGAGCTTGCCGGTGACCTGCTAGGTGAGTTCGAAGAAGACATTAGTAGTCGTAAAGACTGGATGCAGACTTACGTAGACGGTCTTGAGTTGCTCGGTATGAAGGTTGAAGACCGGACCGAGCCTTGGCCCGGTGCTTGCGGTGTGTACCACCCACTATTGAGCGAAGCGCTCGTAAAGTTCCAAGCTGAGACCATGATGGAGACGTTCCCAGCCCGTGGGCCTGTGCGGACGGAGATTATCGGCAAAGAGACGCCAGCAAAGAAAGAAGCTGCGCAGCGCGTCGAATCCGACATGAATTACCAGTTGACCGATGTGATGATCGAATATCGGCCTGAGCATGAGCGTATGCTGTGGGGGTTGGGCCTCTCAGGAAACGCGTTCAAGAAGGTCTATTACGATCCATCACTCGGTCGTCAGACCGCGATGTACGTACCCTCTGAGGACGTTGTCGTACCTTATGGCGCGTCTAGTTTGGAAGTCGCTGGGCGCGTCACCCATGTGATGCGGAAGACACCCAATGAGGTCAAGAAGTTGCAGGCCGCAGGGTTCTACCGTGACATCGAGCTTGATGACCCTGTAGATAGCCTTGACGAAGTCGAGACAGCTATTGCTGAGCGTATGGGCTTCCGTGCGTCAACAGATGACCGGTACAAGCTGCTTGAGATGCAAGTCGAGCTTGAGCTTGAAGACGACAATTTCCGCGATGAGGAAGACGAAGGTATCGCCCTTCCTTATATTGTAACCATTGAAAAAGGCACGCAGACGATCCTGTCTATCCGCCGGAATTGGGACCCCGATGATAAAAAGAAACTTAAACGCCAGCATTTCGTACATTACCCGTATGTTCCGGGTTTTGGCTTCTACGCTTTTGGTCTTATCCATCTTATTGGTGCTTTTGCTAAGTCTGGTACCAGTCTTATTCGTCAGCTTGTCGATGCTGGTACTCTATCAAATCTACCGGGTGGGTTTAAAACTAAAGGTCTTCGAGTAAAAGGTGATGATACGCCTATCGCACCTGCTGAATGGCGTGACGTCGACGTGGCTTCTGGTACGATGCGTGATAATATCATGCCGTTACCCTACAAAGAGCCAAGCCAAGTCCTCTACAGCCTCCTCGGAACCATCGTAGAAGAAGGCCGCCGCTTCGCTGGCGCTGCTGATATGAAGATCAGCGATATGTCTGGGCAGGCTCCTGTCGGCACCACGCTGGCTATTCTTGAGCGCACGCTTAAGTCCATGTCTGCTATCCAAGCACGCGTCCATTATTCGATGAAGCAAGAGTTCCGGCTTCTTAAGGGTATCATCCGCGATTATACGCCAGAAGCGTATAGCTACGAGCCAATAGAGGGTAGCCGCAAGGCGAAGCGGGCTGACTATGACATGGTCGCCGTTATCCCTGTATCTGACCCCAACGCCGCGACAATGGCGCAGAAGATTGTGCAGTATCAAGCTGTACTTCAGTTGGCTCAGACTGCCCCGCAGATTTACGACATGCCATATCTGCACCGCCAGATGCTTGATGTATTAGGTATTACAAACGCTAATAAACTCGTCCCACTCAAAGATGGTGACGACATGAAGCCGCGTGACCCCGTATCCGAAAACATGGACGTCATCAACGGTAAGCCAGTCAAGGCGTTCATCTACCAAGACCACGAGTCTCATATTTCTGTACATATGGGGATGATGCAGGACCCGCAGGTTATGGCGATGATTGGCCAGAACCCACAAGGCCAGACCGTCATGGCTGCTATGCAGGCGCACATGCAAGAGCATTTAGCGTTCTCCTATCGCAAACAGGTAGAAGAACAAGCTGGCGTCCCACTTCCGCCACCTAATGCTGAGATGAACGAAGATACAGAGCTTCAAGTTTCGCGCCTCGCAGCAGCCGCTGCACAGCAGCTTCTACAGAAGAAGCAGGCCGAAGCGCAACAGCAGCAAAACCAACAGACGGCTCAGGACCCAATCGTCCAGATGCAGATGCAAGAGTTGGAGATTAAGAAGGGTGAACTCGAACTCAAAAAGCAAAAACTTGCGGTTGATGCTGCTGAAAAGAACGACCGTATCGAGCTTGAGCAGATGCGTATCGAGTCACAAGAAGAAATTGCTGGCCTACAAGCTGGCGTAAAACTTGCGACGTCTAAGGGTGACTTAGACGCCAAACAAGAGGCTGAAGGTCTACGCATTGGCATGGAAATAGCCCGTGAGCAGATGAATATGAACCAGCAACAAAAGGGAGCCACCCCGGCTTTTCCTACAACAGAAGAGGTAACAAATGAGTGATTTACTCAGGCACCTGTCAAAAAAGGTGCAGGACGAATTAAGAGTTATTGAAGCAGACATGGCAATGGGTAACGCTAATGATTTTGGAGCTTATAAGTATGCTTGCGGCATTTACCGTGGCTTACTCGTAGCCAACAATATCATCATCGAAACCGCAGAACGCATGGAGGCTGATGATGACTAGTCTTATTGATGTTGGGGGGCGTCCAATCCCCAAGGTCGGCGCAGCATCCGAATTTGCTGTCGAAGATCGGCCTAAGCAGCTTCCTGATCCATCTGGATACCGCATTCTTTGTGCGATTCCGGACATCGAGAAGACAACTGAGGGTGGGATTATCAAGGCGGATATCACCATTCAACATGAAGGATTGCTGACAATTACGCTGTTTGTCATGAAAGTTGGCCCTGACGCCTATAAGGATAAGAAACGGTTCCCCAGTGGCCCTTGGTGTAAGGAGGGCGATTTTGTCCTTGTACGCCCACATGCTGGTACCCGCGTTAAAATCCATGGGCGAGAGTTCCGCATAATCAACGATGATGCAATCGAAGGGGTGGTTGAAGACCCCAGAGGTATTTCACGCGCATAAGCCTAGGAGGCACAAATGACTGAAGAGAATGATGATTTCTCGTATGAAATCGAAGATGAAGGTACTGACACTGAAGTCAGTAAACCCGAGATTGAGGTAGAAGACGATACCCCTGAGGCCGACCGAGGCCGAGAGCCGATGCCACAGGAGATTGTTGACGAACTCGAAGCCGACGAACTCGAAGAGTATTCTGAAAAGGTCAAGCTTCGTCTAAAGCAGATGAAGAAGGTCTGGCATGATGAGCGCCGTGAAAAGGAACGCTATCAGCGCGAACAGAATGAGGCTCTTACTGCTGCGCAGCGCTACCGCCAAGAAGCCACACAGCTTCGCCAGACAATAGCCCAAGGGCAGGAGTCGTTAATTGGTAGTGTTAAACAGAACGTAGAGTTTGAAATCTCTGAAGCTCGTAGGGCTTACCGTGATGCCTATGAAGCGGGGGACACAAATAAAGTACTTGATGCCCAAGAAAAGCTAAATATTGCTCAGTATAGGCTCGAACAACTCTCTAACTATAAACCTACTTTACAAGCTCAAGAAACTGAAGTACAAATTGATCCGGAAGCGGTCCAAATCCCGCGCCCAGATCAGAAAACTATGGCGTGGCAAGAGCGCAATCAATGGTATGGTCTGGATGAGGAAATGACCGCCTCGGCTCTTGGGCTTCATCAGAAGCTCGAAAAACAGTACGGTAATAAATATATCGGTACTGACGAATATTGGGGCGCTATCGACACAACGATGCGTCGTCGTTTTCCTGAGTATTTCGGGGATTCTGAACCAGCTAGCAGTGACACAAGACCTGCTTCACGTACAAATAAATCAACCGTAGTCGCCTCAGCGTCACGAAGCACATCCTCCAAAAAGATCGTGTTGAAACAGTCCCAACTAACAATCGCTAAAAAGTTGGGAATAACCCCCGAGCAGTATGCTCGTGAAGTTGCTAAGGAGAACAGAAATGGCTGAAAATCGTATCGTACGTGAAACGGAAACTCGTGCACAGGCCGAACGGCCTAAGTCTTGGCAACCAGCTTCAACGCTGCCTGAGCCTGACAAGCTAGACGGATATATGTACCGCTGGGTACGTGTATCTACACTGGGGCAGAATGATGCTCGTAATACTTCGTCGGCTTTTCGTGAAGGCTGGGAACCCGTTCGTATTGAGGAACAACCTAAGTTCCAAAATATAACCGACCCGGATAGTCGATTTAAGGACAACATCGAAGTCGCAGGTTTGTTGCTTTGCAAAATTCCTTCTGAGTTTATGGAACAGCGTCGTGCTCACTTTGAGCAGATGACCCAAGCCCAGAATGAATCCGTGGATAGCAACTTCATGCGCGAGAACGATCCGAGGATGCCGCTCTTTACGGAGCGTAGGTCCAAAACATCGTTCGGTTCAGGCAAATAAATCTTAGGAGTCTAGAAACATGCCATATCCTACTGTTGATGGCCCATATGGGCTTATTCCGATCAATTTGATCGGCGGTCAGGTTTTTGCCAGCGCTACTCGTTCGATTCCGATTACTTCTAACTCTGCAACGTCCATCTTCTTTGGTGACGTCGTAAAGTTGAACTCGTCGGGAACGCTCGATAAAGACGCTGGTACAAACGCAGCCACCCCTGTCGGCGTTTTCCTTGGTTGCTCGTATACCGATCCAACCTTTGGTAAGACGTTCCGTCAGTTCTACGCAGCTAACACTGTTGCTTCAGACATCGTTGCATTCGTGCAAGATGACCCTGACGCGCTGTATAAGGTTGCTGTAGTCTCAAGCGGCACCACAATCAGCTTCGTCACCCGTGCAAACGTCGGTGAAAATGCTGTTTTGGTTCAGAACGCTGGTAACACCACTAA